TTTAAGAGCGGTATTTATGCCGTCTTCAATTTGTAGTATGGTTCTTGATACTTGTCCAAGCTCCGCATCAACCTCGCCTCGTATCCGACTTCTAGCTTCTGCTGTCTCTTGTGATAGATTACCTCTAAACCTAAAAGAAGAAAGAAACCCATCAACTAGAGGGTGTTCGTCCGCTAGTTTTTGAACACCACTGCTAAGAGCCGACCCCGCTTGTAAAGCTACTCGTGCTACGGGGGCTGCTACAGGAGCCGTTACTTTTACTGCACCTTTACCAGTGTAACCCAAGGCTTTTAATATGGGGTCAACAGCAGCGGTAGCACCAGCAGCTTCGAGTCCAATCTTTAATTTATTACCAATCTTTGCAGCAGCAGCCTCTCTGCCCTCAAGACCAACAGTATCCGTTGTCTGTGTTATACCGCCACCAAAAAAATCACCGATAGTTGTTACACCGTCCGTAGCAACAACGGCATCTGTCACACCTGCGGCACCAATCTGTGCAGCTTTCTGCGCTAGTTTTGGTAGATTTTTTACACGACTAAGTTTGCTGACAGCACCAGCCGCTCCAAGACCCGGAATTACAAACTGCGTTACTACTTCAGCAATTTCACCAGCAGCACCTTCTGGGTCTATACCTCCCATCTCACGGACAGTGTTCGCAAAATCAGTTACGTCTTGTGTGTAATTTGTGTCAAAGGCAAGGTCCACAGCAGAAGCACCGAGTTCCGCGATTCCCTGTGGAATGGCAATTAATCCAGATGCAATACCTTCAGCAATTTCCTGCGTCGTTGATTCTTGGGTCTCTGACTCTGGATTTAAAGAAATACCAAGGTCTATCAAGCCAGAAGATTCTTCTGGTTCTGTGTCCTGTGGAGAACCCGATGTGGTTGGAATACCAAGGTCAATTAATTCTTCAGCCATTGCTCTACCTCGCAGGTACTAAATTGCCGTCTGAAGTCAGTATGAATTCACCTTGTCCTGTTTTAACTGTGTCTCCAGGTTTGTGTCTTTCAGCTATTTGTTCTTGTGCCTTTTGAGGTAGAGAGGACACTTTTATTGGACCCCCGCGCATTACCGATTGTAGCTTTTGTTCCGCTCCTTCTACACCGAGTTCTTCCATTAAGGCTTTGGTAACGCCCTGACCTGCGTACAATAAAGCCTGTGATGCAGGGACACCTGCTTTTATCAACTCTGCAAAACGTCTTTCTTCATCTGTACTTCTACCTGTAGATTTAGATTTGTAGATAGCATAGGCATCATTGAAGCCAAGATCTCCGGCAGCTTGAATGGCTTTGACCATTTTCATATCGTCTGAGTCTGCGTTTTGTGCGAACTCAGCAAGCTCCATCTTAAAGGCTTGAGCGTCCTCTTGCAGTGCCGCCGCTTGGTCTCCTTTAAAACCAAGCATTAACATGTTTTCTTCAAAGGACTGATCTGCCATTTTTGTCTTAAAGTCAAACAGCTTTATCTGTTTTTGTTCTTCTGCTGTAAGCTGCCTTTCAAGACGCTTCAATGCATTTATGTCTTTGGTTTCTTGTAAATCAAGCTGGAACTGTTGATCAGCTTGTCTAACCATAGCATCATAGTCTTGCTTCTTCTCTGTTGAAATTTCACCACGAACCTCATCAATTGCTTGAAGAGCAATAGCGCGTTCTCGTTTGTTTTCTTCAACAGCTTTTTCACCAACAACTTCGCCATATTTTTGCAGCCCAGCCGCAGCACCCTTTGCAATATTCGTTAAAGCGTTTGGACTTTCACCAGCAGCAATCATTAAACCAACCATCATCAGGTTGTAATTTGCATCCGTGCGTATGTCTTTTGCTTTGTCCTCACCAAGCAGTTCGGTGATTAAAGCTTTACGAGCTTCCATTCTTTCTTTCATAGTAGGCTCTTCACCGGGAGGCACAATACCCAGAAGCTCATCTGTTGTTTCTGCTTTTGTTTTTTGGTCTATCTTTTTTTCTTGTTGTAGATTTACGATGCTATTAGCTGTGTTAGCTGCAACATTTGGGTCTGTTGTTTGAGCTAATGTAGACTTTGACGTTTCTTTCTTTTGATTACGCAAATCAATAAGCTCTGTTGCCAACTGAAGATTGGTTTTTTTAGCGTCACCTGATGCTGTATTCTTACCGTTTGCGTCTTTATCGCTAGGCTTAGTTTTGGTCAAAGTGTCTACACCTGAAACAGGAGTTATTTGATCAGAAATACCCACATATTCATCATCAAGCTGTTCTTCTTCAACTTTAATAGGACCCGGAGTAAACGGAGAACGAACTCTAGGATCTGTAGAAACATCGTCTTTTGCTGTGTCGTATGGTGTATCGGTAAACAAATAACGACCTGCGCTAAGAATGCCCTCCGACGCATCTCCTGCCAGTTCCACAATATCTGGAAGAGTTGGTGATGACTTTACAAATCGTTCAAAACGAGTGTCATCAGGAGAAGATTCGCGCAACGCTTCTCTTTCTGCCCGTGCTTCTGCTGCTCCACTCGGTGTAAAAGTTTTTCGGAGTGCCTCTCCAATATTACCTACACCTTGCATAAATCCACTAGCTACATCACTATCACCCACAGATTGAGCCAAAGATGAAAGTCTTTCTGCATCGTTACGCGCTGCTGTTGTTACAAAGTCGGCGACACCTCGGTTTGTTGCATCAGCAACATCTAATATTCCCTGACCAAGTTCACCAGCGTCTGTTAATGCATCTGAAACGGCTTCTTCAGCCCCACGAGCAAGCTGCTGTCCGCTGGTAGACAGAAAATCTGCTGTTGGAGACCCAGCCTCTTTAGTTGTTACTGAACCAAGAGCTTGAGAGGCAGCTAATCTTACCTGTTTTGGATAGGAGGGAGCGGTCAGTGCTTGAAGTGCTCGAACGTCACCGCGCTGTACAAGTTCGGGAATTAAATTCAATTCATAACTACCAGCCTGTGCACCGCCAACTCTTTTCTGTACGGTGCGAACCATCTCAGGAGAAGATGCAAGAATCCCGGTTGGAGAACGAGAGTCCGCTAATACAGTGCGAAATAACTTACGACGTAAAATTTCGTTGTTCATTATCCACCCCCAAAGCCACCGAACAAGTTACCAAACCCTTGTGCTTGACCAGCAGCACCGAGACCCGCGATACCGAGTCCGAGAAGTTGTGAGCCAAGGCTCGGACTCGGAGTCGAAGTTGTTTGCATAGTTGACTGCAACGCTGGTACACCACGAAAGATGTCTGATAAAAATCCAATTTCCTGAAATGGCAGGGCCTGCCGTCCCAGTTCATTGGCTCTGGCAACATCAAAGCCAGCCTGCTGCTGACGCTGCTGTAGACTACCAATACCCAGAAGTTGATTGATATCCTGTATACCCATTTGCTGCTGTGCCTGACCAAGCCCTGCTTGTAAACGAGCAGCGTTTTGTGCTGCTTGCTGTGCTTGCTGAAAACCCTGTTGGCGAAGCTGACCAGCGGAACGTGCCTGTTGTTCTAATGTCTTACCAGCTAGGTCTGCTTGCGCCACACCAAATCGTGAGCCGCCAAATGCACCTGATGCAACTCCAGACCCACCAAGTTGTGCTTGAGCTTTTTGTCCTTGAGTTCCAATATCTTTTAAAGTTTGCTGAACAACTTGATTTTCAAACGGATTCATAAACTGTGAAGCACCGCCCGGTCCTGCGAACTGAGCCGCCCGATCAAGAAAAGGTTGGTAAGAACCAACGCCCTGCTGCGCCAGAGATATTGCTTTTTGCTGCCCTTCCGATAGCCCTGCAAGTTGCTGCGGTGAAAATGGCTGCGGTGTTCCTTTAAGGGCCTCCGCTTGCGCAAAAATATTTTTCAGAAACTGTTCCTGAAAGGGGGCAAGTCTTGTTACTTGTTCTACCGTTTGTGTCGCCATTAGCCTGTCGCCTCTAGTTCTGACATCATATCATATAAACGTGCAGCACCAGTATCTCTGTTACCACCACCTGCACCTCGAACAGCCTTGGCTGTCAAAACAAACTCACCGTCGGAGAGTCTTGCTGGCACAGAATCCGATGTTCCTGTGCCCGGTCCACTAACTTCACCGCCGCCTGCATGTACATTCCCGCCATCAGCATACCCAGAAGAACGACGAACGGGACGGTATGGATCATTATAGTAATTATACCCTGGCTTCTGAAGTTCTTTAAGTTCATCGGCATATTGTTTCATATCCGTTGGGTCATCCACATCATACTCTTTTCTTGAACGTCCGACAACCTTTCCAAAAGCCCGACCCGGTGGACCTTCTGGTCTTCTTGGGCCATCTTTTTCTTCTTCTTCACCAAACAACCCACTAGTAAGTGCCAACGCGCCAGCACCCAGACCAAGTTTTGTGCCCATGCCCATGTCGTCGAACAATGAGAAGATGCCTTTATCGGCTGGCAGTGCTTTTCCACCAAAACCTTTAGAGCCAATGCCCATCATCGGTTTTGATTCTACAATAGCTTTACCTAACGCGGAGTCATAGCCTGTTACCATCTGCCGTCCCGGCAAAAGTTTGGCTATACCTGTAGCACCAGCAGGAGCTTGAGTTAAACCAAAAAACTTTTGTCCTGCAAATCCAGCCGCGCCCCCCAAAGCACCAGCAAGCAAAGCGTCTTCAATATCTCCACCACCAGCAAGAGAACCAATCCCAGAACCGAGGGCCGCGCCCATTGGACCACCAAGAGCAAACCCAACAGCCCCACCAATAGGAGCAAGCATTTTTTTGAATGACTTAAATAAACCCATTACGTCACGACCTTTACAACACCACCGTCATTAAACAAGGACCCAGTTTCGAGGTCCGTCGCTGAAGTAGGTAGATCCGTCAGCGTTAACCTAGTTCCCCGCATCTCACCGGGATTACGCTCTTGTTCAATAAATACTTCTAATGAACGTATAAGGTCCGCCATATACTGTTGTGTGTACTCGGTCGGTGGTTCTGGGAGCCTTGGTGGTGCAACCTGATTACTTGACATTATCTTCTACCATCCTGCCTTATGTCCACACGAGGACTACCTAACTTCCATTTAGATCCTATTGCATCTGATTCTACACGAAGTGCAAAGGAACGTCCACGAACTCTTAAATCTAACTGTTCCGTAAACTTTTCAACTGGAGTTGACTGCGTTCGTATAGCTGTACCTGACTGTGTGTTGTCGAAGTCTGCCCCCGGATTGTTACGCGCTTTAACTGTAAACGTAGCTTGTGGACTCGATAGGTTAGTTGAACCCTCAAATGTTAAATCAGGTATAACTTTTCTTAAATATAAAAACCTGTCGCCATCTCCAATGTCTATGGCTGCTGATTCTATAAATGAATCCATAGCTGAACCGTCATCATCATAACCTATTTCATGGTTGTAAATTAAGCTATTGCCAGTAGCTATAGGAAAGGTCCGAGTTCCACGGTCTAACCATGCTGTTCTAGAAAGTGTGCCAAAGTACCAAATTTTTTGACTATAATTATATGTTACATATCGATCGTTGTCTGAAGAATCAGAAGAAGGATAGAACCAAGTTACTTCACTAAACTCTGTGTTTACTCCAGCTACAACCTTGTCTCTTTGTTCAATGTTAAAATCTAAAAACACTTTGTCTTTAACTGTGCAAGGCAGTGTTTGTGTTTGACCAGCGTAGACATAGAACGTATCGATACCCATCCAGAACACAAAATCTTCCGTTGCCGCCGCAGCATTTGGACTCATGATTGTAATGTTGTTCGACAGTTGTTGTAGACCAAAAGTAAATGGTGGACCGATAAAACGCATGGAGGTAAGAGCAGTGTCAGTCCATACTAGTATTTCACGCTTTGTTTCCACAGCCTGCACAAAGGTAGAACCAGAACCTAATCTTAAACTGCCTGCTGTGTTTGTAGATAAGGGATACCATATCAAAGGATTTTCTTGAGTAGAAAACCTAATAAGCAACGGATCTTGCACACCGTCGCCATTTTCTTGCGTTGGCGTGCTCTCAACTATAAGATCGTCTGCCCCGAAAGCTATGACATGACGGTCTCGATCTGAAATCATAACTTGTTTGGACTTTGTTGGTATAGAAAGTTTGGTTCCAGAAAGTGTGTTTAACTTTACCGCTCGATTAGTTAGACCATTTGTTCTGTCCCAATAGTAAATCTGATCATCACGAGGATTAAGAAGAAGGTCTTCACCAAAATTATCGTGGGACCACAAACGTATCTGTGTGGTTGTTGTTAGACCACCAGAAGCAGCATCCCCCCATCCAGAAAAATCGTCTGTTGAATCTGCATTTCCAGTTGCCAGTCTTACAACAGAGCCGTCAACATGTGTGGTGGCTGCGGTAGGTCCTAAACTGTTTACGTTAGGGTTAACCCCTGTTGTGCCATCAAAACCTCGAACGACTGTCAAATTATTACTTGATACATTTGTAACAAGCATTAATTCATTTTCAATTTGTATTACATCATTTATTACAATCTGATGACCCCCAGGAGCAGACGTTGTCACAGTAACTGTAGTAGCACTAGACGATAGAGTACCGCCCTGATTTAAAGTTGTTTGCGCTGCCCCGTTGGTAACCCCGTAGTAAAGACCAGCACCCCAACCCGTACCGCCAACGGTTGTGTCTAGCCCTACGTTTATTTGATATGTAGCAATGGTAGGATGACTTAGTGAGGTGACAGTAAGTGTGGCATTGTTAGCAGGTGTGCCACCACCTAACGAAGCACCGGGCAAAGTTATGGTGTCATTTACGTTATAACCAAGTCCGATTGCCGCAACAGAAGTAACGGTGTATGCCGCGCTTCCATCTCTAGTTAAATCAAACGAAGCACCTGCACCAGAGCCGCTTGTTGCAGACTGAGCAACAGATGTGTGACTAACAGAGACAAGAGAATTAATAGTGAAGGTTAAGTCATTTGCTGGAGTCTTACCACCCAAGCTGGTTCCAGCTATTGTAATCGTGTTATTAACAGCATAACCTGAACCAAGTGATGTAACAGCTACAGAGTAACCACCTATTAAATCAACGCCAACAGAAAACTCAGCACTAGACCCACTGCCGCTTGTACTTGTTTGCGTTACACCTGTGTAAATCTTAACAGGACCAGTGGAAGTACCAGAAAGTTGAGTGATTGTAAGAACTAAATCATTAGCAGGTGAGGTGCCTCCGATCCCAGTGCCTGCTATGGTAATGGTATCGCCGACAGCGTACCCGGAACCAACTGTGGTAACGTCAACTGTATAACCACCATCTCCGTCCGTCACAACAGTAAACTCTGCGTTCGATCCGCTACCACTTGTAGCCGTTTGGGTTTCACCTGTATGCGTTGCTGTTCCAACAGAAGCACCTTGAAGATGAGTTATTGTCAAGGTCAGATCATGCGTTCCTTGTGTGCCGCCAATGTTTTGACCTTCAATTAATATTGTGTCTCCAACAGCATACCCAGAACCAACATCTGTAACTGTTACAGTGTAGTCCCCAGAACTAGCCACCACAGTAAACTCAGCACTGGTTCCAGAACCACTCGTGCTTGTTTGAACTACGTTGTTGGTGGTCGCACTTCCTGTAGAAGCACCAGATATAGTAAAATTACCAACACCTGTGCCGCTAGGGTTTGAGAAAGTAAACACTCCAACACCTGTAGCATTGGTTGTTACAGTTACGGCGTTTATACCAGACGCTGCAACGGCTGTGCCTGATACTGAAACAGTGCCTACACCCTGTCCGCCTACACCTGTGTCAGAGGAAGTAGCGTTTACGGAAGCTCCAGTGGTTGGATTTTTAGCAGTAATTTCGTATGTGTTTGCATTAACTACGTTATCAATTTGATACTCTTGATTTAGAACAGCGGCAGTTATGGCACCTCCAAGACTTTCCGCGTTGGCAAAAGTTACAAAATCAGACTCACTTGCTCCGTGACTTATGTCAGTTACAGTGATCGTAGAAGAGTCAGTTGTCGCAGCAAAGGTTACATCTCCTTGTGATGTTGTAGAACGAACGGGGGTTATATCACTTAGCTGACCACCCTCTTCAATATAATACTTAATGTGCGAACCTAGTCCTAAATAATTAGAACCATCCAAAGCAACCCAGTTATGTAAAGCACGAACTGTGCCTAAGTAAGTACTGCTCGTATATTTTTGCCAGCCACCTAATTTTTCAGGGTAACCAAACCGAAATCTAATTTTGTCACAGTCGCGCCAACCCCCTTCGTTAGAATACGAAGTGACCTCTCTGTTAATACCTGGCTTAAACTGTAACTTTGTTAGCGGCATCTTTATAGTCCTGTTACTGTACCGTTTGAAACACCACCTGTTAAAGTATTAAGTATACTACTTCTTCGACTGTTACTTGTAGACACGCCAACAGTTGTCCAAAAAGATTGAGTATAAGTCATACTGTTCAAGTTCAAAGAAGTGTTGGCCTTGTTGTTTGACGCAAACCAAAAATGACGCTGACCGTTTATTATCTTAGAACCAAACGCTATCTGTCTGTTATCTCTTCCGTAATTATTGTAAACAGTGTTGATAACATACTGATTAGTGTCGGTGATATCTAATTCACCGGAACTTGTGAGAGGGAAGATAGAACTTATATTGTAAGAACCTGCTCCTCTATTATTATAGTCTAATTCGTTATATGTCCAACTTGCTGTAAATGTGTTGCCAGAACGAGTAAGTTTGCAATTAAAACCACTACTACCATAATCTGAGTGCCGTATATCAGGTGCGGATGCACCACCTTGACCCCCTATAAAATTCATTTTTGCAGACCCATTCCCAGCAAAAGTAGAATTAAAACCCTCGCTAGTAGACCCGGTAACAGATCCATTGTTTGTAACTGCAACAGTTTCTAAACTTAAATTGTTTATTGCATACGCACCAGTAGCGGTAATTGTGCCGTTGTTGGTAATTGTAAGTGTTCCGACCGCACCAGACGGATACTTAATAGCATCAGTGCCAACATCGCCCGACACTGTAATACTTGAATCAATAACAATTATTTTAGGATAGTTTACAGTATAATCATCACCAAAAATCGTTGCTACGTTTTGATTAGTCGCATTAGAATCAAAAGTCTGTTTGAAACCTCGTTCTTGAGAATAAAAATCACCTAAAGAAATTGTAGTACCTGTGGGTACATTAGCAGATAAGTTAACACTGTTATTGTTCGATGCCTTTGCACGAACTAATGACCCACCTCTACGGTAGTCCGCAAAAGAGATAGCTGTGTTGCTGCCCGTGTTATATTCGGTTCTAAGGTCAGCAAAACTTATAGCGTTTCCAGATGCTGGTAAAGCCATTACGGTGATCCAAAAGCTGTAATATTATCAGAAGCAACCACGGCTCCTGCGCTAGATAATTTAAATACTGTTGTACCATTGTATTTAAATAATAGATCATTATCCCCTGTATCCAGTGCAATTTCCCACTTACTTGTACCAAACTTTACAGACTGATTGCCCATAAGAATATCGTTACCATTTACATCTAAGTCCGCACCTAGTTTTGGCAACAAGTCATTTACAAGTTCTGTTGACAGTGCACGAACATTTGCATCACCACCCGTTCCATCAGCATATATCCAAGCTGTAACACCAGAGGCAACAGTAATAGTTGAACCTGAGCCGCCACCCTGTTGAAACTTAACAGATTGACCTCCTGTTGTAGCATTGTTTACAAGGTATAGTTTTGATTTATTGTTTGGAGCTATTGTTACGGTATGTAAAGAACTTAAACTTCCCGAACTAGTGCAAAATAGAACCTTAAAGTGTCCATTTGAGGGGGTTCCGTCTGTTGCTGTTAAAGTGCTTGAAGTACCGCTCAAACTTAAATTAAGAAACCCGGATGAAACTCTGTCAATAATGTCAAAGTTGTTGTTTACGGTCTCGCCCCAAGAACCAGCTTGTTCACCAGAACCTGGCTTTTCAAGACCGCTAGAAGCTGTAAAGGTACTTGCCATTTATACCACCTTATTTGTCCATGTTTCCGACGACGTTCCTGCGTTTATCTGAGTCCAGGTATCGCCCGTGTGTGTGACTTGTGTCCAGTTTTCAGATGTTGCACCCGCGTCAATTTGCTCCCAGAGTATAGCACCATTTGCTGTTATCACAAATACACTGTTGATTTCTATCGGTCCTTCGCCTGCTCCAGGGTAAATTATGATAAGTCCGCCTAGAGTCGATAGGTTAAATTGTGAATCCATATCGGCAGCAGCAAGAGTCAACAAACCTCCTAATGGGTCTACCTCAAACTCAAAATCTTGTGTGCTTATAAGATCTAACAACACATTAGATGCTGTGGTCTGTGTGAAGTTTGCGTCTAACTGAGCAACACCCGCAGCTATCAAGGTTTGTGTGGTGGTCTGTGTGAAGTTTGCATCTATTGCCGCAACCCCAGAAGCATTAAAGTTTGCAGCCGTGGTTTGATCAAACTGAGCATCTAGTGAAGCAGAGGTTATAGCAAAACGAACACCATTTGTAGTTTGAGTAAAGTCTGAAGATATATCTATTTCAGCAACAAGCGTTCCTGAAGCTGCTGCAAGCTTAGAGAAAAAAGCATTTACATCCATACTACCGCTGAATATGGCGGATAAGTCCGTTGACTGTGTGAAGTTTGCGTCGAGCGTTTGACTTCCAAAAAGAACAATGCCGTCAGTAGCTATACTGTTTTCAGCTATTGCGTGAGAGCCAAACATTATCCTGCAATCTCCATGACTGTAATTGACGACACACCTCTTGCCCCATAGTCGTTATCACCGTCATTCTTTGTCCTATTTAAATAAAATGTTCCGTTATAAGTAGAACCTAAAGTGCCTTGTATCTTGTAAGTCGTAGCTGATGTTGTCGCAGGAGAATCTAAAAACATTCCACTAAGTTCTCCCATTTCAAAATTATATGGGGTTGCCTGTGACCGAAGCACGCTAGTTGACCCAAACCTATTTCCAGAACTATTTCCCACCGAAATTGCAGTACTATCCCTTACTAGTCGAATATGTGCTGTTGCAGTAGTACTTTGTGAAACATTACAAGAAAACATAACAAATATTTTGTTGCTTGATGAGGTTGGTGTTATGCTTACAGACATACCGCTTATATCAACAAAATTGTCTGTATTTGATGAAGCAAAGCTAGTTACGTCAGTTTTAGTCGTACTAACTACCTGAAGAACAGAGCCAGCAGGCTGTTTAAGAGACGGAATTGTAGTGCTTGTGCCTAATAGATTAGCAAGATTACGGGCGTTACTCATAGCTTACTCCGGCTTATCAGGCCACACCACATCGTCAAGTGATGAGTATGTTTTGGTTATGTCGCGCAATGCCTGACGATAGGCTGTGCGTTCTGTGGACATAGTAAGGTCAGATGATGCCCACCAATCTGTTTCAGCGATACGGCGATTACGCTCTTCGCGTAACAAGTTTAATGGTTCAGCGTTATTTAAATTAGTTAGCTCTCTATCTACTAATGCCCAAGTGATACCCTTGTCTTGCCAAACCTTAGGGTCACTTGATAACATCGCAGAACCATTTTTATCTACGCCTGTCACAAGTCGAAAGGCTGCATCAAAAGATTGTGCGCTCGTAGGCTCACCGTACAGTACGAACTGGCAGTCTGGGTCTAGTGCTAAAATTGCTTCTGATACTGTTGCCATAATTTAACCTACAAACCTAAATGTTGCCCAATTATAGGGAACATGACTAGAATCAACCGTGCTTGAGTAAAAAGATTTAGTGTGTTCAGGCTTAAAATACAGTTCATCGTTTGCAGAGCATTCTATGGTAAAAGAAGCCCCCGCAATCGCACGGGCGTTAGTGTAAAATCGAGTTAGTTTTGCCTCAGTACCGCCGCTATTTCTTATAGGGAATATTCCATAGGCATCACTGTTGTTTTGAGTTAAAGTAGCAATTTCAACTTGGTATAACCCAGCCACAGGACAGGTAAATTTATAGGTAGAAGTGTTAAAATGACTGCCATTATTCACAACAGCGACAGAAAAATCTAATATGGCATTAGCTGCTTTTGATACATAGGAGTTTGAAGCGGCAAAAGTAACAAAAGCGTAGGGAATTACAGGTCTTGAAACCCTGCCACTGCTGTCAATCGACAGCGCGGTGTTCGAGTTCGTTGGGTCTTGGA